ACGTCCAAGATTGAATCCACCATCGGCAGCAATTCTTGATTCTGGAACTCCAAGTGATCTATAAAGTTTCTTTTGGAAATACTCAATATCTGCAAGTTCACCAAGATTTTGTCCTCCAGGAAGTGTGGAGATTTCAGTTCCTCTACCACCTTCTCTTCTTGGGAGCCAGAAATCTTCTAACATTGACATAAATTTCTTGTCATCACGAACTTCACCAGTGTTCGCATCATATACAAGTTTGTTGCGATAACGCATCATAACATCACGAAGATATTGTTCTGCCTTTACTTTAGGAAGATTGCCAACGTCAATGTAAAAAATACGACGTTCTGGTGCTCTGGACAATCTGTAAATGACTAAAGAATCCTCAATCATACGAAGTTGATTGAGTGCCTTGATTGCCTTATGTAGATAAGAAAGAACAGAACCCTTATTTCTATCAACTAATCCAGAAGTACAATATGTAATTGCGTCTTTTGCAATTCTAGTTCCTTTTGATTGTCCGGAACTACTATAAGTATTTGTTGGGTATTGTGCTTTTGGAGTGTATAAGAAGTATTCCTCAATCTCCGGTGCTATTGAGTTATTGTTATTATCTCTTCCACTTGCTGGATGAATAACAGAAATATCATTCTTATCTTTTTTCTTTTCTTGGCGGACAAACCGCATTTTCATTGGGTCAATATACCTCAGTTCTTTAATTCCTTCCTGAGGTTTTTTGAGATCGATGACTTTATGATAGTATAAACGGCCATCGACATACCAATTTCTAAAAATTTCGTGCGACTTTTTATCAAAGTCAAGAAGTTCTTTAATGTGCTTAAATTCTTCTCTAATGACTTTTTTTAATTTGTCGGTTGCATTCAAATTAGAAAGCTCAATCTCAATCGGAGAATCATAAAGATCACTCACAATTGCTTCATTGACAACATCTTCAATGGCACCATCACACTCTGGGTGAAGTGACATTTCTCTATATCTTCTAATTAAATCAAACTCAGTTCTGTATTGACCCTCAATATCTACATACGAACCATAAAACCCACTACTAATATAATTGTCAACCCCGTCCTCATTATTTTGAGGAACGGGGGAAACTATACTTTTAGACTTTTTTTCGTTGTCTTCAATAGAAAAACCAAAAAGTTTTGCCATATTATAAACTGACTTGAACTATTATTTTACTATTTAGCGGATCTCCTCACCACCTGATCTAGGAGTGGTTCCTCTGTATGCTTCCCAATAATGGACTTGCATTTCTACTTGGAACTCCTGAATAGTATCAGTGGTTTCATAATTGAGATCGATCGAAGTAATATTTGTTGGGAAAATATCCTTGAAAACATAACTTCTAAGAGTTCCACCATCACGATCGAGTTGATGAACTCTAGCATCGACTTGATAATTTGCTGGATCAGTTTCACCAGTTGCATTGTCAAGTTTGTTGATATAATTCATCCACTTTTCAAAAGCAGATCTGATGTTGAAAGATGAATCATTGAGAACTGTAATAGTCCAGGTCTCGAATGTTCTATCACCTGCAATCTTCAAGATTCTTCCTCTGAAAGGAACGTCAATTGGTGCTACAGTTGATGCAGGAAGTGCTGCTGCTTTTATGAGAAATCTTGCATTTTCAACAACTTCATTTACATCTTGTACACCAACTCCATTTGGAAATGCTATTTCAACTTCAAATAGATTGGGTCTTGCACCACCACCTTTTAATTTACTCTTAAAGTCACTGATTGTCCTTAATGGTAAGGTATTTCTTTGTTGACGAGTTGCCATTTTTCTTTAAACCTCTAGATTAAACGTTACCGATAACTTCTTCAAATGAAACGCCAGTTCTGGTGGCAACAAATGTAAGACCAATAAAGTTGATAGACCTTGTTGGTTTGATGTAAATGTCTGCTACAAACTCGTTATTATCTATAACAGCAGCAGTGTTATTTGTCTCATCACAAATTACAACAAAGTCGAAGATACCTCTCTTTGCCTGAACATCACGGAGGAATGGTTCCACAATGTTTACAAAGTTTGTTCTTGTAATTTCATCGTTAAACTCAAAGAGTTGATCTTTTGCTGCAGCAGAAATTGCATCAGCAAGATAGATAAACAAACGACGGACATTGATACGATCAAATGCCGACGATTTTGCAAGTCCAGTCTTATCACCAAACAGGACAATTCCTGCACCAGGAGAGAAAATTACTGGATTGATTCTATTTGTATAAAGTTTGTCTCTTTGAGTCTTATTTGGATTGTATGCAAGTTTAACAGCATTTAAAATTGCACCTCTATTTGTTCCTGCTGGTGAGAACCATGGGAACAGAGTTGAATCAGTTCTTGCACAAGATCCGGCAATATCACCATTTAATGGAACATATCTGAATGTGTTTGAGAACCTATCAAACATGTACTTATAACCACTATCAAATACCGCATATGATGAAGATGTGATTGGGGCATAGAAGCTGGTTACATTATCGGTAATGTCTGCATCAGATCTAATATTCACTTCCGAATCATCCGTAGTGTCAGTAATTGCAGCACCTCTATATGGAGAAATAAATGCAATGGCATCCTGTCTTGCTTCTGCAATCGCAATACACTTATTCGCAAGTGCTTGTGCTTGCTCTTTAGCATATGCTGCAGATCCCATAAGAATGAAATCTACATTAAAATTCTCAGTGTCAAATAAATCATATCCAGCAGTGAGACCACTTAAACCAGCACTTAAGGATCCGGCAGCAGTTATGTCTGATAATCCATCATAGTTTAAACCACCGGTCAACTGATTGTTTGAATTACCAATTGCACCGAAAGCAATTCCTTCTGCATCTTGCTCCCACTCTTCATCAGAAACTAAATTGAAAGTTCCTGCATCATATGCAGTTGTTACAATACCTGCAGGTTGAGATCCGGCAAAAATATAACCAGAATTTGATTGAAGATATTTTCTCCAATATGAAGGAGATCCGAATGAAAACTCTGCATCTTTTGCTTTAGACAATCCAATATGTCTTTCGAGCAATGATCCAGAATTTCCGGTAATAGAACCATCACCATCAATAACTACGATATGAACTTCATCAAATCTTGCACCTCTTTGTGCTCCAAAAGAAGTGGTGGATGGTCTTTCAGCAACAGAATTCCAATTTACTGTTGTCGATTCTGAAAGTGTCAATTTCTGCTGGTCATACCAATCCAATTCAGATGATACCGCAGTAGATGCATAAGATACTGACTGACCGGCAGTATGAATTGCTACATTACCGGAACCAGAGAATGCATAAACACCTGAAGGTTGATAGTCAACAGCAGTTGCGGTTCCAGCAGCAGAAACGTGCTCAAGTACCTTTACATATACATCAGTACCATCAATTTCTGTTACAACACCCTTTAGATATCCATCAAGTGTTGATGTTGTTCCTGCTCCGGGAAGTGTTGAGTTGATTGATTGTGTTACCCCATATCCAACACTAAGTCCAGCTGGTAGTGCAGATAAAGACAGAATTTGATCTGCTTTAGCATCAATAATACCAACTCTAAGACCATTACCCCAAGAACCAGGATTTCTTGCGATTACAGTTGCTCCAGCAACTGGAGTCTGATCATATCCAAGTTGCTCATAATGCTCTGAACTTTTGATTTTTAATGATGCACCTTGATCGTTTGCATTTTTCAGATCTGTATCATCTGCTCTTACGACTCTACGTGATCCCCCATATGCTAAGAAAGAAGAAGCAACAAGCCAATGCTCGTAGTGATTGTCCGTTCCCTGTGGTTTTCCAAAAATATCTAAAAGATCCTTTTCGTTGGAAATTAGAGTAGGAACCTCTACAGGACCTTGTGCGAAAGGTGAAACAATCGCACCAATACTGGCAGAAGTTGGATCAACTCTACCAACTGTTAGGTCTACTTCCCTTACTAAAACACCAGGAGATGCTAAATTTAATGGCATCTGTTTTACCCTCGCAGTCCAAATTTATCTAAAAATATTTAGGAAAAGGGGCATTTTCAGTGGGGAAACAATGCGTGAATATCTACCAGTCAGGATATTCCCAATTAGATCGGTATTTTTTTCCTTTTTTTACTCTCACTATAGTACATTCTTTGCATTCATAAGAATATGCTGATGGTAAAGTCTTTCTATCTTTTCTTGTGAGATAGTAGTCTTCTATTAAATTTTTGACCTTACCACAAACTCTACACTTACGGTCAAAAAATAATAAGTGTTCTACTTCTATCTCATCATCAAATGACATTACATATAATCCCACATATAAGAACGATCTCCATATTCATCAGTATGCCATCTGTCTCCATTTGAGTCAACAAAACTCGTTTCATCCGTTATACCATCAGAAATAAATCCAAATGGTGCCATATCTTGCTCAATCTGATTTTTCTGCTCTTCATAAATTCTTTTACGGACATCATTATCCGTCATTTCTCTAAAATAATCTTGTGCAACTAACCAAGAGAAAATAACAAGACACATTGCAAGGTCATCATTACAACCTTCTTCTGCCTCAAATGAATTACCTTTTTGTGCAAACGTTGTAAGTTCTGAAATGACTTCATAGTCACTGGTAATTAACTTATCATCTTCAATTAAAGTTTTGAGGTTGGAGCATCCTAACTTTTTAACTGCAGCAGTTGTTCTAACACCAAGTTGAGATTTCTTTCCACTAAAACCAGACCCAACAATCTGCCCATTTCTACCTCTCATAGCACACATAAGAATATTTTCATATTCCAAGTCATACTGGAGAATACTTGCCACCTGATCTCCAATATCATTCACCTCAATTAATAACCAAGAATCATTATATCCTTTTGCCACATCCAAAATAATATTTGGAAATAACATTGGTTTAATTTCATTATTGCGATATTTACCTACAACTTTATAGGGAAACTCTGTGATATCAAAAATAATAAATGCCGAATAATCATTACCTAATCCACGAGCAACGTCTACTGTAATTAGATAGTTATGATCTTCTTTTGGATTTTCATAGATATCGAGTCCGGCATTTCTTTTGATTGGATCATCATAAACCAACATCTTAAGTTTTGCTGGATTGATAAGTGTATTGACAGATCCTAAGAACTCACACTCAAACTCAACCTTGAACTGTTGTTCGGAAGTGTTGGCAATGGTCTGCTCTTTCCAGACAATATCTCTACCAGGAACTTCGGACCAATGGACTTCTGTGGGAATATATTCATTCTTCTTCTTTTCTGCATCGTGCCACATACGGTAGAAGTGATTCATACCATGTGGGGTAGATACAATAATTACTTTGGTGTTTTTACCAGAAGTAATAGTAGGATAAACAGATGCAAAGAACGAGTCAGCAACGTGATTTGGGACAAATGCGAATTCGTCGAGAAAGAGGATGTTGAATGACATACCTCGGACAGCACTTGCAGACGTAGAAGCTGCCAATATCTTACTGCCATTTTCTAATTCGATAGAACCTTTATTCCAGGATATAATACCCTGCTGCATCCATTTAGGCAAGTTTTCATAGGCAGTT